CCAGTGATGATGGCAGGAGAAACGGTCACGGCAGTACCGCCGCCAGTAGCCACAGCGGTGGTCGAGGTCACCACAAAGCTACGCAACTTGCCCGAACCGTATGCGCTACGGTTTTGGGGGTTGACAGCGTACACGCCAGCGATCTGGATGGTGTCGCCCTGGTTCAGCGTCAAAGCAGAAGATGCCACCAAGGTGACGTTGCTGGTTTGTGCCCAACCCGTGCTGATGCCGATGCTGGTGGTGTTGGTGGCGAGGGTCAAACCAGTGTAAGAACCAAAGGTTTGGTTCACAACGTTTTGGTCCATCTTCCAGTTCATACCAGCAGAATCACGGCCCATCATGCCTTTTTGGTATTGCTTGCCAATCACATCGGATGGGACAAACAAACCCTTCAAGCTGTCAACAATGGTTGCGCCCGTGAAAGGCTCAACAATGCAAGAACGGCGACCGTCACGGGGTGCGCCCTCGCTGTCCAGATACGCACCTGCGGTCAAGTAGGTGAGCAAACTGGTGGGAGGCGTTCCAGCCGTACCAACGATGTTGGCGGTGTTGTTCTTTGCCATCGTCAGACCGTCAAAGTCGATCTTGTTGGCAACAGCAGCCACAGCGGGTTTCAGCACTCGGTCAGAGAACATATCCAATGACAGGGCCAAATCTTGCGTGGTGAACTGGGTATCAACGTGGAACTGTGTGGTCAAAGTGACAGGCACAGAAGTCTCGTTGAAGTCCTCAACGTTCAATGCTGGGCCAGTAGTTCCGATGAAACGACCAGGACGGCGAACGTTTAGGGTGTTACCGATCTTTGCGCCGCTAACGGCAAATTGATCGTCATAATTGCGGTCAACTTCAGAGGAGAAGGTCAACTCGTTTTCCAAAACCATCAACGCTTCGTTGGTGATCATGGAGATGGTAAGCAGATTGTTGCTCATTTCATTTCCTTAAAAAAAGATTGATTTAGCGGATTCGCCCTGCCATTCGTGCGGCTTTGTAGGCTTGATATGACCCTTCAAATTTACCATCGCTGGTAAGGGGTACATCTCTGCCGTTTGCCGCCGATCTGATTGGGTTAATCGGCGCTGGCGCTTTACTTTTCCCAACAACAGTCTTAGATGTTGGCTCAGTCTTTTCGTACTGGGCCTCTAGCTTTCCAATGCTTCTCAAAGCCGATGCCACCGTCATGCCTGAGAGTTTCTCTGCAAACTCGGGATTCTCGGCAAGGTGATACAGAATTCGCGGCCCTACATCTGATTCAAAGATTGCATCCCGCACTTCGTTGCTCACAACAACGTCAGCAGAACCAACCATATCGTCAAAATCAGGCATCTCAGACTTGGCAGCTTTAACCCGATCAGTCCAGGCGTTTATCACCTTTTCCCGTTCGGCTTGCTGTTTAGCCTGTGCTTCCTTCTGCTTTTCCTCGCCCATCCTTTGTTCAACCCGATAATCTGTCAACGCCTTAGCATATTCATACATATCGGAGAAATTCTCTGGCTTGGGTTCACCAGTTGGCTGGGTTTCAGCTTGCGGCTTTGCCCGTCCTTCCAATTCCCTAACTTTGGCCTCTAAAGATTCCCGCGCTTCCCGTTCCCGCTTGGCTTCTTGCCTTGCTTCCTCGCGTTGCTTGGTTATCTTTTCAAACCTTAATTCCAGCTTTGGATTGCGTTTTCTTTCCTCTGTCGCTGTCGCTTCATCTTCCCCAAGCGGCTCACTCTGGCTTTGCGATTCTGTCGGCTCTGTGGGAGTTTTCTCAACCACAGCCTCGACAGGCGCTCTATCAGCTAAACCCATCTTCTTGGCGTTGAACTCAGCTAAATTCTCACTTGTCACCACGTTAGCGGCGACTTTTGGTGCTTCTTGCACTTCAGACATGGATTACTCCAAGGATTTACCCAGTTGACCCAACTGGTAAGGTTTGGGCGATATTACCCGAAATCATGTCAATGTCAATTATTGCGGCATTCCTTGTATAAAGGGATTGGGCTGGTGACTAATATCTTGGGCGGCAAACATTGCAAGCTGTTGCTGTTCAGCGTTTAGGCGTTCAATCTCCATCATTAACTGATCAGGTGACATTCTTGCAATAAGCATTTTGACCAACGCATCAATTTCAGACTTGTTTTGGCTAGTAATTGCATTGACATTGGTTTGATTAACTTTTGCTTCGTTAATTGTTTCGGTGTTGTGCGCCCGTGCGGTCACATCCATCAGCTTGCGTCTAGTTGCGCCTTCTTCTCTGATCTGGGCCACTTGCGCCCTGTTATTGATTTCCAGACCCGCCGCTTGCAATTGCTGTTGTAACTGCTGAATCATTTGCTCAGATTGCGCCAAACGCATCTGGGCTTCTGGCGGTATGTCGGATTTCTCGTCAATGTTTGCCATCGGGTTCATAGCGGCAAGGCGGTCAGCAATTACATCTGCGCCTGGGAAATCCATGTTTCTGAATACCAAGTCCCCCGCAATATTAAACAATTCCTGATTGCCCGTCAGCAAAGGCATCATGGATTCAACCGCTTGCTGGCGCTTGGTCTGGAATCCTGGGCCTGTGTCCATCACCACATCGTATTCGCCAACGGTCACATCGTTTAAAACCTCGCCAATCTCGTTTTGCTCGTTGATCGTGGTCATGTCGGGTTGACCATCAGAACCAATAATCCGCATCACTCGCTGGGTGTCGTAAATCTTGGGTATCAGGTCAAGAATAATGCGCCCAGTTTGAGCAATGGAACGGGTCAAATTGTCGTAAAAGTGGAAGTTAGACAGATCAACCTGATTTTGTTGGCCCTGCAACGCTTTGCCTGAGATATTCCCAGACGGCAATTGATTCGGATCCATGATGCCCAACACCATCTGCAAATCAGCAGAAATTGCACCAGCCGCTTCCATAATCCCTGCGGGTGGCGGCTCGGGTTGCAGTCGCTGGGGGGCTGGCGCTGGTACGCCTTCAATGTCTTTTTGCTTATACCGCAATACAGGCATGGACTTAATGTTAGCCATTGCCCATTCGTTTTCGTGACCTTCATCTTGGCCCTCTGCCAGCAGCCATTTAGCCTTGGGTGCAAGCGCCACCGATTCGGTCATGCTGGTGCGCCAGAAGTTATACATCCGCTGGGGGTCTTTGGCAAACCGAACTAAACCGTATTTCTTGCGCTTGTCATCCACAATCACCTGTGCGCCATAACAAGGCACAACGGGGATATATTTACCCGCCCAGGTCTTTTCCTCTAACACTTCCATTGCGGTCATCTTGACCCATTTAACAGCCTTGCGGAATGAATCCCGTTCATCAACCACAGTCAACTTTGCGGCCTCAACCCGTGCAAAGAAGTTGGCGCTGTCCCCAAATGACGTTGTGCCATCACTCAGCAAATACAGTTTGGCACGTTCACGCTCAATGTAAAAATACTCGGCAATCCGAATATCCTCTTTGGTCACCCAGGCAGAGGTGTCATCCCCTGTGCTGCGTTGCTGGAAGTTAGCCCCATCGTTTGCACCTGGATACATTTCCCGAAATATCTTCTTGTCCAGCACAGTGGTGATTAGGCATCGCTCGGCATCTGACCCATCGGGCCTGACGCTGTTGGGGTCAAAGTAGACAGTAAAGGGGTTTTCAACGGCATCAATGTAGATTTCTTGGTCGAAAGAATCTTCCCGCACATACTTGTAATTGATGCGCCAGTAGCCCCAACCCATCCTGACAGCGTAATCAAATGCGGTGTCGTAAGCTGTGTCGGCGCTGGAATTGACCTCGATGTGACGGGTGATGCCCTCAATGACCTGGGCAATCTTGTAGTCGGCAAGGTTGTTGACGGGGTGAACTTTAATGCGTGGGCGCTGCATCCTTTGCTGGTTGGTCACCTGTCGGATGTATGCATCGATCTTGTTGATCGTCAGGCAAGGGCGGCTTTCCAGATTTCGGCTATTCTGAATCTCAACGGGCCATTGGTCACCAGCGGCAAACTTAATGTCGTTTAACGCCTCGGCTCGGTTTGTAGAGTCCGAATCATTGACCAAGCGCCAAAACTTGATCGCTTCGTTAATCTTGGCGTTTGCGCCGTCTGCATCTTGGTAAGCCATATGAACCCCTTTGGGCGATTATCCCATCCATGAACCCGCTGTGGCAACCATTTGCTTCTTGCGTTTAGTGGGTTCTTTGATCATAAGCCCAATGTATCGAAACGCATCTGCCCCGTGGGAATAATGGTCGTGCAATGGGTTGCGGCTGAACTGCCCCGTGTCTGGGTCAACCTCGTACCTGTAATGTCTCAGGCAAGCCAGACCATCGGCGGTATGTTCGCGGTCAAAGTAACAGTTTGGGAATATTGTCCTGGCGGCGTTGATGGAGTCCAGAATTGGCACTCTGGGCAGGATGTTGGTCTTGTACCCTGCTGCCCTCACAATGTCATCAATTGACCGCCCAGCCGCCGCCAAGGTCTTGTTTTCAGCGTCATGGGGTAACCAAACGGTATCATATACATAACCATAGGTTTGCATGGTCGCTAAGTAATAGCTGATGGTTTTCTGGGCATCCTCAATGTATCGGATTAGCCTTGTCTCCATCCCCACAAACTGCAAGAACCATATGGCGGTGCTATCTGACCAACCCAGGTCAAACACCGCATGAACTGGTTTGGTTGCGTCATAGGGCACTTTAGTGATGCGCCCATCCTTCTCGGCCTGTTGCATTTCCTTGGCAAAGATAGCCCCGTCAACAGTCTGGCGGCATAGCCCTTCCCAAACTTGGTTGTAGGCTTCTTCATCCCTTTGCTTTAAAGAATCTTTTTCCAAGCGCAGAGTTTCGGGAAACCAGGGGTTATCTGACCAGTTCACCCGCATGGTGATGCAATCCTCTGGTGGGTTTGCCACAAAACGCTGGTAAGTTTCGTCTGTTTCCAACTCAGGATTGAACGAAATCCATATCTCTGACCCGCCTTTGCGGATGGTTGGAATCATAATGTTCCACGATAAACGGCTGGTGGTCTGGGCTTCCTCAACCCAGCAAATGTCAACGCCTTCGTAAGATTTGATGTTTGACACATTATTTTTAAGGCCCACAAAGCTGAATTCTGTGCCGTTGCGCCCCCTGATGCTGGCCTGGGTGATCTCATAGAACCCCAGCAATCCAAGGCTTTCAATCTGGTCGCACAGCAGTTTGTGAACCGAATCCCTGATGCTGGTTTGAAACTCTCGGGCGCACAGGATGCGGATTGGGTTTTTTGCCCCCAGGATAAGCAATGCTCTAGCTATTCCCCAAGACTTTGCCCCGCCCCGCCCACCATATAGAACTTTGTAGCGGGACTTCTGAAACAACCCTTGCAGCTTGACAGGGAACTCTGCCTTTGCAATGGCATCTTGTACATCAGTCATTCGGGCTTGATGAATGTGACTTGAATCCCACCCAGCAATGGCGACCCATCTGCGTTTTCAATGGTCGTTGCCTGTATTGCCTTGCCATCCATCCTATCAATGATCTCTTTGATGGCCCAAGGTTCACCCGCTTCAGCTTGGCTTACCAACTGCTCGGCAATCCCCCTGAGTCGGTGCGGCTCAGTAGTCAAAACAAGGCGCAACTTATCGTAAAACAGTCTGCCCTTTGCAGCGTTCTGGTTTCCTTGTGGTGCAGCCATTGATTTAACCTGTAAGTCTTTGTGATTAAATCACTTTTTCTTTTTTGATGTGGTTTTCTTTCCCGCATCTTTCATGGCTTCCCGCTGTACTGAATAGCCAATAGCCACCGCTTGTTTGGGTGGCTTGCCAGCGGCGATCTCTGCCTTAATATTGGCCTTCAGCGCCTTGGGGGTCATTGATGCTATCAGCGGCATTTGCCTTCTCCTTGGATTCTTGGGCCAGCTTTTCTTGTAAGGCTTGCTTCAACTCGGTGTTTTCTCTAAAAAGGGCAGCGGCTTGCGCCATAGCGGAATCCCGCTGCCCCTCTAGCATCTCAACCAAAAGCTGAATTTCTGGGTTTGGATGCTTCAACATCTTAGGCGGCGCTCGAACACATCAGGTAGTAAGGCGTACCGTCCGATGCCACAACTTTCAAAGTTTTGGCAATGGTGGCAGTGCTTGTCACGAACAAAGCTGCGGGAATGTTGAACAAGTTAGGAACCGTACCCGTGCCGCTGTTGGTGAAACGAATAAATGATGTATTCGTCCAAGTGCCACCAGATGCAAAGTTAGAGTCCGCTTGAATAGCTGCCAAAGTGCCGCCTGGGTTGGTAGATGTACCGCCCAACGTGGCCCGTAAAGCATTGCCAGCGCCAGAAATAGTGCCAGCGCCATTGACGCTCAAACTCAGGTGTGCGCCATTGATCGTTCCACCAGTGGCAGCCCCTGCGCCCGTCACAACGCTGAACGCTCGGATGGTTTCACCGCTACCAGTGCTGCTAAACGTCAGACGTTGGTAAGTTAGTCGGGTGTCGCCACTTGCGG